ACCGTTACGAGTGTACTGCGTCACAGTACGGCTTTCATGATCCACAACAGTGATACATCGAACTCCGTCGAGTTTCGGCTCCAACAACTTTTTACCTGTAATTTTAGTTTGATGATTAGCACCATCATGAGCTAACATACATTCAAACACAGGAACGGGTTGAATTTTGCTAAAACGACCTTTGAGTACTTTGTTGACAGTCTTTTCACTTACACCACACCGCAAATCTTTAATCAAAATTCTACGGTAAAAATTATTCCATTGTGGCTTAGTTGCTACATCCATGGCTAGTTTAATAGCATTACGAGCATCATGACCTGTAAGCCTACGACGATACAATGCATCAGCTAGCTCTACGAAATTACCCCACGACAGTCCTTGCCCACCTTCCTCTTCTTTAAGAGGAACTTGTTTGACTCCGAAAGTGAAGAGTTTGTCTAGTGCCATTCGAATGCCGTCAAAGAACTCTACCAGTTCCTCTTCGGCAGCTTCTGTTAAGACGGCTTCCTTTGCCAACCTGCTGTTATCAGCTTCAAGTCGTTGAATAATAGTTTCGGGCTGAGTTCTCATTGTATTGCATCCTAGGTTGTTAGTTAATGTAGCTATTGTACAGTCTTTTGGTACGGTTGTCAACTGGATCTTTATCTGATTGACAATCGCAAAAATAAATAGTATCATACAAGCTCATAACCTAACTAAGGAGTAAATTATGGCATATCGTGCAAAAACCAAAACCAAGGCAGCAGTACGCCGTGTATTACGTAGAAGGAAATAATTATGCCTAGTCCACGCCGTGTAAGCCAAATACTCAAAGGCAAAAAACCTCCTAAGCCAAAGACAGTAAAAGCAATGGCTAAACGAGCATCAAAAAAGAAGTAAACAACAAAAAGCCCCTTTCGGGGCTTTTTCTATTCTAATAATTTACTTCCCTTTCTATAATCTTCGCTGATAATAGTTTTATCTGAGTTGCAATCAAGACATAGTGTTTGAATATTTTCCTCAGTATCTTCACCCCCATCAGCTCTACGAACAATGTGGTCTCCGATTATTCTGTTGCGGCATAATCTATTAAACAGTTTAGGATCGCTGTCTCTGAGACCAGGATATTTTTTATCTACGTCCTCTGACGCATCCTTGTCACACTCATCACAAACCCATTTCCTGTGGAAAGTGTGCGGGCGTTCAATTTTCCCTACACCTCCATACTCTACTAAATTTAATTGATGATCCCTGCACAGTGAATCTGCGCCTGGACCCTGAAACTGAGTTAATTTATTGTCGCATCCTGGAACTGAACACATTTTTCCAAGGTCTTTGCGCAACTGATGCATCGGTTTCATTTTATCATATACGCCGTCTCTCATCATACAGTAGACTCCGATAGTGTAGGTGTTGCTGTGGTTTNNNGATNAAGATCCGACGAGCTAGGAATAAACTCTGATGTGGATCTATTTTCCGGGAAAGTATACTGTGGCAAGTCTTGTTTTAACTGTTCGATAAAAAATGGATATCCGTGTACTGGTTCTTTCTTAAATTTTGGACTACCGGTACCCACGTGCTCATCGTGCCAATTGGCATACGCATTACTAGCTTTAATCCAAAACTTGCTGCTTGGACTCCAGTCAGCATCCCACAGTCGTTTTGCTACAGTAGCAATATCGTAAATAAATTCTTTTGTTACTGTAACATTTTTAGCAACACGGCAGCGTTCAAAGAAGTATGCCATCATTACCATTTCTTTTTCTTCTACTGGGCGATTCTGTGCTCCAACAGCTACTAAGTAATCACACACCCAACCTAAAGATTCTACAGTTAACTTATTAATTTCCTGCATTCTAGAAATAGCACCTGACTCGTTTTCGTCACCGAATTTTTTAGATGTAACAAAAAGTCCATGTGTTTCAAGTATCACCTGCTTGTCGGCAGCTTCTTTCCATACCGGATCTTTATTGCCGTCTACAAAATAACCATACACCATTTGTTCAAACAAATCAAATTGATCTAACCCTTTTTTACCAATTGAGCTATTTAGATCAACAAAGTTAATGCGAAGTTCTGGTTTGAACTGACTCGAGTAGATGTTTACGGGAATTACGATATTCTCAGGTGACTCTTCAAACAGATGTACAGCAATTAACCACAACAGCACTAGGGTATGTTGACCATCCCATGCCAAAAAACAATCAGATTCATTTGACTTATAAACCTGAATAGGTACAACTTTAGTTGCTACGAATCGATTCAGTAGCTCAATCACCCAATGAATATTCAGTAGACGTTGCATAGTACCATCGATGCAAACATTGTTCATCGACATGTCGTTCGCAGACGCAAGGTATTTCTTAACGTCTTTAAATGATTTAATGTGTGGGTTTCTTCTACGAAATTCTCTCTTAGCTGAATGTAAGAGGTCATCAACAAGTTGTTGATTTTCATTAGAAAGGCTTTTGTATGTATCGTTCCAACGTTGTTGGATAGTTTGAATATTGCTTGTAAGGCTCTTAAAACGAGCGTTCTTTTTAGCAGCGTAAGATAGCACAGGTGTGCCGAATACGCCATTTGTATCATTAACTAACATTTTGGTATCTCCAGTTTTGTTTAGTAATTACTGCACAATGGCATGCAAGTAATAGAACTACTTTAACAAAACTAGAGACACAGAATCAACCTGTTGCAATGACAATCTTACCAATTAAGACAAATAGTCTGCCCAACTGGGATGACTAAAATTCCAACCACGCTCGCGACGCTTCTCAACTAATTCCCAAAAGTCGGGCTTGTAAGGCATAACCTTTGGCTTGATAGTCGTCTTGTTTGATTTGTTGTAGTTACAAGGTTTACATGCTGTACTTAAATTAGTCCAAGTGTTTTTTCCACCAAGACTCACAGGCAACACATGATCCAATGTAGCTGTTGAATCGTTAACAGCAGTGCCGCAATATTGGCAAGTGTACCTATCTCGCAAGAATACATTACGTTTAGCCAAACGCATAGTACGCTTTGGTTTTTGGTATTCTCGCAGCATGATTACAGCTGGAACTTGAGTGGACCAGTTGGCACTGCGCACAACCCAATCTTCGTAGTAAGCTAGTACATCCACTTTGTCCATGTAGACGTAGCGAATCGCCTCTTGCCAATCAACAATAGACAAGGGTAATATGCTTGTGGGCTGTGCGTCTGCGTTAAGAACTAGTGTTGTCATGATACGATGATTAAAATATTATTTAACTCAGTTAGTTTACGCTCAAGTTTAAAAAATCGCAATACAATATAGTATAACTACTGTATGAAGAAAATATTAGTTACCGGAGCCAACGGGTTTTTTGGCAAAAATTTATTTGAAGCCTGGTATGACAAATATGAACTTGTCGGAATCGATATGCCTCCCGAGTTATTTGATTCTGGACGCACACGAGTTAACCCTATAATATATGTATGTGATATTCGTGAAGACATGCATCTTATCCATCAGTATTTAAAAGGTGTTGATGTTGTAGTACATTGTGCCGCTAGGGCTCGCATTGAGCCGAGTTGGAAAGACTATGAAGACTATTACGATACAAATATAACAGCCAGCCAGTCGCTATTTCGTATGTGTCAACTACAGGGCGTAAAACGATTTATCTATTTTAGTTCTAGTTCAGTCTATGGTAATAATGGATGTATTCCACAGAAAGAATCAGATCCGTTATGCCCAACTAATCCTTATGCAGTTTCCAAAATGGCAGCAGAAGCGGCACTGCGAGTGCAGGCATTAAAAGGCGATACTGAATTAATTATTGTTCGTCCTTTTACTATGTACGGTGATTATATGAGTTTCGGCACATACGGATTAGTAATTGCCAAATTCATCAGATCGTATCAAAAAGATGAACCTTTGATGTTAGATGGTGGTGGACAACAAACTAGAGACTTTGTTCATGTATCAGATGCAATTGATGCTCTAGAGCTTGTGATGTTAAAGGGTAAACACAACGAAGTGTACAACATAGGATCAGGTACTGTAGTCAGTGTTAAAGAACTTGCAGACTGTGTTAGCAAAAAGCAGATAGTTACTCCGCATAGAACGGGTGCTGTTGAAACTACACACGCCGACATCACTAAATTAGCAGCATTGGGTTATAGTCCTAAGCAGCAGGTCCTAGAGTGGTTGACTGCTTATATGGAAAAGCATATACTTGTAGAAAGTTTTATTAAACCTTAATAAGGAATCACATGTTAGTACCAATCGTAGTTGAATCAACAAGTAAAGGTGAACGCAGTTATGACATCTACAGTCGCTTATTGAAAGAGCGTATTATCATGCTCAATGGTCCAGTCGAGGATCATATGTCTAATTTGATTGTTGCACAGATGTTGTTTCTAGAATCAGAAGATCCAGACAGAGACATTAGTTTGTTTATCAATAGCCCCGGTGGCGCAGTTACAGCAGGGCTGGCAATTTATGATACTATGCAATTTATCAAACCCGATGTAGCAACATACGTTATGGGCCAGGCTTGTTCGATGGGTTCTTTTCTTGCACAGGCAGGTACTGCCGGTAAACGGTATGTGCTGCCAGAAGCACGTACAATGATTCATCGTGTGAGTTCGGGCACTCCGGGCACTCCGGGCACTCGAGGCAGTGTACACGTTCAAGAACTTGAGTTTGAAGATGCTAAACGCAGTTTCGAAGAAAGCCAGCGTATCAACAAACGTCTTACCGAACTGTATGTCAAGCATAATACAGCAGGTAAAATCTATGATGAACTGTTTCAAACAATGAAGTTTGATACATTCCTTTCAGCGCAAGAAGCTGTCGAGTACGGACTTGCTGATAAGATTATCGACAAACGTCCTTAATTGTAAATCTTAGTATTTTTAAAATCTTTTGAAAATACATCCTTTAACGCTCCGACTAAATCTTCAATCATTCCATCATCGTGGAATGGAGTCGGAGCGAATCTTAAGCGTTCAGTTCCTATAGCGACCGTTGGACTGTTGATAGGTTGTACATATATATTATGTTCATTTAACAGTGTGTCGCTCATGGCCTTACAACGTTTGGCATCTCCAACTAATACCGGAACAATGTGAGTGGTACTGCACTCCATCACCGGAAGCCCTGCTTTAGTTAAACGATGCTTTAGTTTACGAGCTCGTTCTTGATGCTTTTCTCTAACTTCGTTGTGAGCCTTTAGATACTTCACCGCAGCCAATGCACCCGCACAAGTTACAGGACTCATACTGGTAGTAAATATGAATCCAGCAGCTACACTACGAATACAATCAATTACATCAGCATCGGCGGCAATGTAGCCACCTTGGACTCCATAGGCTTTGCCCAGTGTTCCATTGACTATGTCAACTCTGGACTGTAATCCTAGTTCTTCTAACTTTCCACCACCGTGGGTGCCATAGAGTCCTACCGCATGTACTTCATCAATGTAAGTGATTGCTTGATACTTGTCTGCTAGATCGCATATTTCTTTAATTGGACTAACATCACCATCCATGCTGTAAACTGATTCAAACACGATGCAAGGTGTGTTTCCTTGTAGTCTGCTGGCTGCTAGGCAATCTTCTAACTGTTGTAGATTGTTGTGTTCAAATATCTGTTTAGGAGCACGACTATGACTGATACCTATAATCAAACTGTTGTGATTCATACTGTCGCTTATGAACTCAATGTTTTTAACTATTTTACTTAAAGCTATCATTGTCCATTCATTTGCAACATAAGCGGATGAAAATAATAAACTGCGCTGTTTATTGTGTAAGCTAGCTAGTTCGATCTCCAATGCTACATGATAGTGACTAGTACCACCAATGTTACGTGTTCCGCCCGAACCAGCACCGGTCATCTCAAGTGCAGTGGACATAGCGTCAATAACCACTTTGTTTTGGCCCATGCCTAGATAATCGTTTGAGCACCAGTTTACGATATTTTTAATAGCATACGGGCCGTACCAAATAGCTGTTGGAAACTTGCCTGCTTCTCTTAGAATATCGTTAAACACTCGATATTTGCCTGCATCTTTATAACTTTGCAGTAAGTTTTGGAATTGAGTTTTATCTATCATAATGTTATTTAAACAATAAATATAGCATAGGAATTAATACCATGGATATTATACAAATAGATGTACCATTGTTTATACGCTTACTAGAATTAGCCCGTGAAGACGTTAAACAAGATGCAGATTTGCACGATGTTGCCGAAGCTATAATTAAGATATCTCAAGAGGGCCCTGCTACAATGGCTGACTATGATGCAATTGTTGATTTTATGAAAAGTCAAGGACGTCGAGAGCCTGCAGAAGGCGTTGATGAGCTAGAGCGCATTAAACAGCTAGGCGGAATGAGATGAGAATTGCAGAACTATTACGTGGCATTTTAGATGCAATTGAGCAAGAAGAAGCTGCAAATGTTCCTGAACCTGAAATGTCTGTAACTATAACAAACGTTCCTAATAGTGATGACGCTCGTAGATTTCAACAGATCGCTGATTTAATTCCTCAAGACAGTATTGATCCAGTTGTTAATCGTCCTCAAGAACAATATGCTGATGTTGATGCAGTTACAGGAGCTGCTGGTGGCGGATGGCAAGCTCCTAAGCATCCTGCAGATATTAAAGGCGAACAGCCTAGCATGTATCCTGGCAAAGTATACGGAGCAAGGTAATGGCACAAAATGGAATATCAGAACTAGCTACAAAGGAACTACGTCAAAAAGCCAAACTAGATTTAGCTGCATCTAAACGTACAACTGACGGCAATACTAGAGCCACTTATGATATTACGCAGTTACCTACACAATACAATGACGACGACGTCGTAAATAATCCTAATGCAGGAGGCCTGGTCTTAGGAAGACCGTGGATCAGTACTGCTGCAACCTTTACATTTTACGAAGCATTTGGAACAACTAGTGCTATAACAACTACACAGTATGTGAGCGGCAATAAGATTTATGCTGAGTCATCAACATATGATGTTCCTGATTTTCAGCCTGCTCGAGTTGTAGTTAACGATATTGAAGTAGTAAACACTGAGTTGCGAGGTCACTCACTAGTGGTACTTGATTCCTACGGCAACGTTGTTACCCCAGCAACACAGTACGACACCTATATTGATCCGGCCAATGTGACGGCTTTAGCAAATGCTTTAAACGCAGTTGCATCTGGAAATATTGTTGTGTTAGTTGTGTATGACGCAAGTGCAGTCGATTTATCAGTAAGAAACACTATCAACGCCGGATATGGGTCTATAAACGACGACACGTGGACTGCGCAAAGAAGGAGTCATATTTTTATAGGTATTAAATTATAATGCCAATCCTAAATTCCAATAGCACTAACTACGTTCATCCTTGGGAACCTAACCTTGCCGATTTGCATTTAGCTATGGGATATAATGCAGGTGGGCAACCTGCATTAAGGAATTTAGATTTTAATCTAGCAGTGGCACAAGGGCGTGTACCGGGTGTATCTGCATTAAACATTAGTGGATATAGTTCATCTGTTGGTTTAACATTTATTCCAGCATGGGGCAATGACACACCTTATGTATATTTTCCCTCAGCACAGGCAGTTCGTATATGGAGTGACTCTGCTTTAGACACTAACATAAGTGTAGAAGTTCAAGGACTAGATTCTAACTATGTACAACAAACAGAAACAGTTTTATTAAACAATGGCGTTACTGGAGTTCTATCTACCAAACAATTCTTAAGAGTAAACAGACTTCGGTTAACTAGAGCACCAAACAACGTCGGGCTAATACATGCCAGTAATAACAACAAGTCGATTACTTTAGCCTATATCAATAATCCCACAACAGGCCTAAGTGCCGGAATTAGTCAAATGACTGTTTATACTGTTCCAGCAGGATATACATTTTACCTTACACAGAGTAATTGGTATGTAGGGGGTAACCAATCGGGCTTGTATCGCAGTTGGACTCAGGCACCCGATGGATTAATTACTATTGTTTTAAACTTTCCCATAACTACAGAATACAATTCAACAAAGGTAGTTGCTCGTCCATACACTGAAAAAACAGATATTCAGTGGCAGGTAAGTGCTAGTAACAACATACCAATTGGTGGACAAATTGAGGGTTACTTAATCAGTAACACATACCTATGACCTACAGAAAATATATCAACATTATAGAAGCAGCCAACAAAGGTTGTCCTATTGCAACCTACGATATCGATGTCAATCTAAAGAATCGTCAGAAGGCCATAGATGAGTATCACTATGGACCTGCTAATCCCGATGAATCAGAATCATATTGGAAAGACGCTGCCAAGCGTTGGGGCATTACAGAGAAGACCGCTAAGACTATGAAGTGCGCTAATTGTGCTGCATTCGATGTTAGTGATAAGATGTGGAAGTGCATGGAAGATGGCATTAAAGGCGATGACAAGGCTGTAGATGCCATGGCGACTATACATCGAGCAGATTTAGGCTACTGTAATTTTCACCATTTCAAGTGTGCAGGCACACGTAGTTGTACAGCGTGGGTAACAGGTGGTGCTGTTGACAACAAGGATCGTACAGAATGAGAGCTGCGGAATTTATGGTTGAAGGTAAAAAGCGTAAGAAGAAACAGCGTTGGGCCGCCTATGGTCCCGGTCCGTACGGCGGTTATGGATTCTATGCTGGATATAGTGGAGAAGGTAGTGACGGGGGTGTTGGCGAGAACTTTGCCGACGGAAAGAAGCCAGGCCGTAAAGGGCTCGCTAAACGTAGCGGAGTAAATTGCAAAGCCAGTGTATCTAGTTTACGTAAAGTAGCTAAGAACAGTAGCGGAGAAAAGCAACGAATGGCTCATTGGTGTGCCAATATGAAATCTGGTAAAAAGAAATAAGCAGCTGACAAAATCAAGTAAGGAGCAAACAATGTTTCGTAATTCACAAGGTGCAGGTTATAGCGGTATGCGTTGTATTTGCGGTTGCCCGGCACATTGCAAATACAGTTGTATGGAAGAGGATTGCGATTGTACAGAATGTAGTTGCACTCAATGCCGTCGTGATTGTAATTTTGATGTTAAATAATGCTCAAACGTCAATCGACACCTCTACTATCAAACCCTCACTGTAATCAGGTAGTTGAGAATCTATCTTCAGAGGACTTCCTCTATTATGATGTAGACGGGTTCGAATTAAACATTGCAGAACAGAAATACTATACTGCTATGGGATATCCCATACAGCATCCCATACTTAATCATGTCTGTTGGCAAGAACCCTGGTTTGAACTCTACGACGATGTTGAAGGATTACTACTACATCACGCTATGTTGTTACATCGCTGTGATTATGTTGGTGCAGCACGAGAGCAACTATTAAGTCTACAGAAAACTGTACCGTGGGCTAATCAAGTGTTAAACACTCGTATCAAATGGGGTTTCGATTTCAATCTGTACGGTCGTGCCAATGATGCTACTGTATTTGAAGTCTTACACATAGAATACGATAACACTGACTACGATGACTTTAATCGTTGCTTACAGTCTTTTGAATTTACAGTTAAGCATATAGATTGGCAAGATGCTGCTCGTCGCGTTTGGGATCTACGCTCCGAGTGGCAATCCCTAAAAGGGTTTGAACAGAATCATTGGAAAGCTAAGTATCTGATAGGATGGGATCGTTCTGAAATCATCGAAAAAGCTAACTGAAATTCACATAAATAAGTTTTTAAGGCTAGAATAATAACATGCGTATCGAAACATGTCAAGCATTTGCACAACTTTGCGAATCATTAACTGAAGCTAGTACGGCTATGGATTTAGTAACTAAAAATCTAGGAGGTGTTGATGTAGTTAAACATTTACACAAAAACATGAGACTAGCTCACGACCTTCCATACAAATCGATAGATAAGATTTCATGGAGTGCATTGAAAAATATGTACAACGGTGCTTGGGTGGTAATTATTGGTTCAAACGGTACAGGAGCTATTAGGGCAAAAAATGATTATTATGAAGCAGTAGCCAGTACAGGTGCAGGTGTTGAGGAAGCCTCTGACGGTAGAGGTGGCAACATTATTGATTTTCTAAAAAGCAAAATAGGAAAATTAGAGAAATTCTATGTGGCTGCTAATACAACAGATGTTAGTACTAAACAAGCTACACGTAAAAGTCAACAAGCTGGGACCACTGCTGCACCAATGAGCCAAGAAACTTTAGTTCTAAAATTTAAACCTTTATGGTTAAAAGCGATGACTGCTGCTATGGCAGATGTTAAAGGCTATACAGCCAACTTAATTAAGAATGATGCTTTTGAAAAAGCCGAAAGAAAAATAGAACATATTAAATCGTTACAGTCTGGAATTGACACCATTGAATCGGGTTCAGATGAAGTCCCTCAATTTATCAAGTCAGCAGTTCATTTGTCAGTACTAATGGCAGCAAGTCATTATTACCCCGAACAAACTGGAGATATTACTAAAAGTTATAGAGCCTATCACGCAGCCAACGCCGAAGGTCCAAGACAACTGCTTGCTGATATTTCCGGAGGCGACACTTCTAAGCTAGGAACCATACTTGCATTCTTTAAGAAGGCTTTGATATCAGGATGAAATTGAATCAACTACTCACAGAGGCTAATGTAGCCGCAAAAATTAAAGACCCAAAGACTCTTAAGATGATGGGCATCGCTATGCGTCATGACAAGACATTACCTAAAGCAAGAGTAGCTGCACTAGGTCCAAAGCCCACTGACGAACAGGTCATAAAGTTATGGAGTGATATGCTTGACGCTTCGTTAAGTAATACGCAATACGGTGATATATCAGCAGATGGTAAATTCGACGATTGGTTAACACGACTATACATGAATGGTGTATTAGACTATGAGGATCTACATGGCGAAGGCGGTGATGCACTAGGTGCATGGAAAGCGTTGAGTGTACGTGGACGTTTAGATCCAAAGCATCAAGATTTCAACAAGTTCAAGAATCTACAACAGATACAGAGAATTGTCAACGATCCTATGTATCGCGACGAAATCCGTCGTATCAAAGACGCCGGTGTAATTGAAAAGCATAAGCGTGAAAAGAAAGAAACTACACTGATCGACAACGATCGTTTCCTAGTCACTATTCCTTATAACTACGGTGCTTGTTATAACTTTAACAATGCACACGGATTCAATGCCAGCTTTTGCACAGGATCTAGTTCCGGCGCACAATGGTTTGAACGTTATGCTAAAGACGGTCCAGTGATCTCTGTGTTTGATAAGGAAAACGCCGATGATGTTAACGGCAAATGGCAGATACATGCTGCAACAAATCAAATCAACAACGGTAATCAAACTGTTCGTTCCGATGAAAAGTTTGCAGAACTGTTTCCAGGACTAATGGCAGATATCATCGACGCATTAAAAACTAATGCTGCTGAAATTAAAGCTAATAGCACAGGATTGATGAATGGCGGTTATGATATTGATGATGCTGCGGCTGACCTCAAGCGTAGATTTCCTTTATCGGCAGCTAGACCCGAACCAGAGCCCGAAGCAGAACCCGAAGTAGATGCTAATGATGGTCCGGGGACATACCTAGTTACTCAAATAAACAGCGGAAGACAAGCCCGTATTGAAGGCGAAAGCCGTGCTGATATTGTGCAGAAACTAACCACTCGCTATCCCGATAGTACTGAAGCAGACTATACTATCGAGAAGCAATAGAATCCACCTTAGGATCCGTTTGACGAAACGGTATAGGCGTCCGCGACATTTCACTGCACCGCGTGGTGTGCCCCGTATAAAGTAAGCGGGACTACTCCTTAACTACAATTTCGTAAATCTCTTTCCAGTTCTTAACTACGGGAATGTTTGGATGATTGTAATCTAAACTGTGTCCGTGTTCCATTAACAAACTTTTCAAGCCCATTGCATGACCGGTTTCGCAGTTGATCTTTTTATCCTCAACCCAGTAATAGCCAGTGTCTCGATATGGCTCTAGTGCATCATCTTTATCAGCACCAGTATCAAGATATATGAACTCAACAAATGCCGTCCTTCCAAACAGCTTCTTTAGGTTCATAGTACGCAATGATTGAGCATTTGGATCTTTACTTAGGCTAGTAATGGCATGAAATACATAGCCATGTTCTTCGTGTAATCGTTTAACATAGTGCATAGCGTCACGCAATGGAGGAAGAAATCCAATTGCTGCTGACTCGTTAAAGATTTTAATTAACTTTTTACCTTGTTCGCGATCGATGCCATATCGTGCACCTATGTCATACTTTAGGTGTCCGTTTTCTGTTTTGTTGAAACCATGCTGTCTCATCCAAACATCAAAGGCATATTCCCAATCTAGACACACGCCGTCTATATCTGTCAAAATAATTTTCTTTTTCATAGTATCTATAAATATCGTTGAGGTAGTTTATTATAGCATCATATTATGTGCTGGTCAACTAATGGTTACACAGATGAAAATTACAAAAATTAAACCGCACTTTGGTATTGACATTGATGTTGATGCAACAAAATTTAGGAACAAAGATAGGGATCTTCTAGTATCGTTAATTGCTGAACACAAGGTCATAAGATTTCGTAATCAATCGTTTACTGCTGATAAATTAGTTCGATTTAGCGAAATACTAGGAGAGTGTTGGGCTAGTGATGATGATGGATTGATAGGCAATAACGAAGATAGATTTTGTCATCCTGACAATGATAGGGTAGTTATTGTAAGTAATAAAAAGAAAGGCGTCCTACAGGATATCGAAGTAGACTGGCATTGCGATGTGTCACATCGTCCGTGGCAACGGCCTGGGGGTACCTGTCCAGCACGAGCACTTTACGCTCACAAGTTACCAAAAGATACTGCAAGTCCTACATCGTGGATTGATTTAGAGTGGCTTTATGATCACTGTCCTGAAGACTTAAGGGACGAACTCGAAGATAAACAAGCATTGTTCAGAGCTCCGTATAAAACCACTTGGGAACACTGTGAAAGACCTTTAATATTAAAAGACCCTGTAACTGGACGTAAATCTATATCTGTAGAAAAAGTATTTTTTAAAGGCATAACAGGTTACAGTCAAGAAGACTTTTTAAAAATAAAATCAAAGTTGATTAAGATAGCTACACAAGACGAAAACACTATAACTAATGATTGGAAGAAAGGCGATTTAATCCTTAGCAATAACTACAATACAGCACATCGACGACCAGCATTTGTCACTAAAGCCGAAAGAACATTATGGCGCACATCATTTCAAATTGAGGATTTGATCCCTATGAGTATCAGGGCATAGTCAAGGTAAAGCCCCTATTGTAAAGGGGCTTTCTTAAGTATTTTATTAGTCTGCTATGCAGCTATTCGTTATATAACTAGATTATTTTTTAATACCTTGATTAACAAAAGCATACATATTTTCTGCAGTCTCTAGAACTTTATCAAGACCTGGAAATTCAGGCATATTAACTCTATTAACAATCTGCCCAGTCTTCTCGTCACGTTGTGCAGTCATTTCCCAACCTTGGAATTTGACATGAAATTCTTCTGTAACAAGTCCTTTTGCCATTTCAAGAATGTCTGTACGAATTTCGTATCCGTTCTTGTTAACTTTAAACTCTGGTAACTTTGGTGTAAAATCTGACATAGTTTTCTCCTCTGTGTGTATGTCGAACAGCAAACCTTGCTGTTGTATAAAGTATATATGTCTAGTATAAAAATAACAACTAGAAATCTGAACTAATTTGCTCAGATAATTTTTGTACCGTTTATTAGATCTACAGCGCCTTTACGGTCGCCCATGCGAGCTAAAACACCTGCGGCTCTTGCACGACTTAGCATTTCAAATGCTGCTACAAATGATTTTAAAAAGTTCTTCATTATTCCCATCCCCTTGTTTTAATATATAGTTCTGCTCTCAACTCCATTGCTGATTGCATACAGTTCAATACTGCTGTAAAAAAGTTTTTCATAATCCTAGTTTCCTTGTTTCAATTTGTTCAAAATTCTTTTGCCAATGCTCGACTTCTGCTGCTGTTTTTGGATTTTTTGAACGAATAAAGTTGTCTAATCTGTTTTGGTAATCTTGACTTGGGAACATTTCGGCTAAACGTTCCAGTAAATTTTGAAATAACATGCTGTGTCTCCTTTCTGTCTTATTGTCTATCATGGTTTTCACTAATACTATTTATACTATACAGCAAAAAACTCATGGTTAATACTGAGAATAATCAAAGTATATAATTAAAAGATAAATTTTTGTTAAATATTACATCAGGAAAGGCTTATGAAACTTAGAACTCGTTCTATACTACAAGAATTAAATGAAATTGCCGAAGTACGTAATACTGACGTACTGATTGAAAGTCGCGCCGCTAACATCATTAATTCTGCTATCAACTTACTTGAAAGCATTCACAAGCACTATGATGCAGATTCTGCAGATGAGCTTGAACGTCGTTTCATTAACGCTATTAAAGGACAGGATCCTAATAAATTTACACGCGGTGTACGTAGAATCGCGGAGTCCCGTAAAAACAATAAAAAGATAATTAAGGAATCTAACGATGAGTAACGCAACACAGCATCGTGATAAGTTGTTAAGTTCTATTGCTGAAGCAAAGGGCTTTAACTACAATAATGGTAAATTAACCGATACGACTACAGGTGCTGTTGCAGCCACCGAAGCACATGAAATTTCAAAAATGTTGTTGGGTCAAATGACAACAGAAAAGGATATCGCTACAGTTGAATCTATACTTAACGTTATTACTAGATTACCAAACTACGAATCGTTGGTTAAAGGTGCTCGTTCTACACTAGCAGAAGACGGTGTTAATCTTCCTGAGCAATCAAACATTGAAAGCTACCAAACTGGTACAGTAGCATGGTTCCGTCGTATGATGGCTGCTTGTTTCTAATCAAAAAACACTCCTAACCCTATGGTTTTTTCTAGACAGGCTAAATAAACTTAGCCGGTCCCTGAGCGGGACTACAATGATTTCAGAGGAGAAAATATCATGGCAGATCTAAGTTCATTCGCACAAACAGTTAGCAACACTGGCGCAACAGTTGCAACATTACCAGCTAACTTTGGTAAGCATGTTATCAACCAAGCCGATGTCGGCCGTGAGTTGATCGTTAAAATTGCTCTTACAAACATGACAGACGCAAACGTTACAGCTATCCGTAATGCTATCACACAAAGTGGCGGCGTTGCAGGTGTATTGCCAGCTGATACAGGCGATGCATTTACAGTTGCAGCTATCGGTACAGCTGACGGTTCAGCTTTCGTAAGCGGCACAACAGACGTATTGTTCATGCGTGTCCAGGGTACTGGTACATTTAGCACAGTAGATGCAGCAGGCGCAACTGGTGCAACTGTTACTGTTGAAGCAGTATTCCAACCAGCTAAGTAATTTTGTAAATTCCTAGGGATGGGAAGGGAAGGGCGGAAATTAATTTTTCCGCTCTTTTTTTGTCTCTATAAATAGTAGCACATTATGCCTAGATACAAAGTTGTTACACTAGTTGACATTACTAGATCAAATCCTTCGAGAGCTGAAACCAATCCTATTAAACTAGGCCAGCAGGCTAACTTTAATAGTCTTGTTCAGGCCATAAGTTTAAGAGCCAACGTTGAGTGGCGTGTTGATCCTACAAAACATACGGGAGCATTGCCTTACCCTGCCGACGGTAAAGCAACTCATTGGATTTGGGAGTTTGATGTAGAACGAGAATTTTTATTTCAAAAAGGATCTGATCCAGTTGGGTTATTGCTCGATGACTTAAATGGTGTACCTATTATAAACCGCCTCGACAACACCGAAACCATTGATCCAGCAGTATTCCAAACTAACAATAGGGGACAGAATATCTGGATTACAGAAATCGGTTAACTAGTATAAATATATACTGTTGGACAGGCAAATACAATAAGGCAATCTTAATATAGGCACATGGCTTGGAGCAAGCACTTGACCAAAAGGAGATGGCGGATGATGCCTTCAGTTACAGAGCGAGTTAGCGTAGTAGAAGTACAGGTTGCTAACTTAGACGAGAAGTTAGACGAAATAAAAGACGACGTTAAGGACATGCACGACTGCCTAGATAGAACAGGCGCCGAGCTAAAAGCTGCTCTTCGCGAAATGGATCATACCACTTGTACACACCATCAAAATCTTTCCGAAAATCTTAAGAAAACTAATGATGAACTTAGTAATAGAATTGGTGAAATTGAAAAATTAAAAACCAAGTGGACCTATTTGGCATTGGGTGGCGCAGCAGTTCTAGGATGGTTAGGTCACATGGACCTTACTAAATTACTCAAGATATTCGGTTTGTAAAATTTAGACACGTAAATAAGGGTTGACGCCCTTATTTTATGACTAACTTATCAAAAAAGCTAGAACAGATTGTAACCAGTTCTCTAGCTAAAAATCCTATAGTACCAATCAAAACAGCCCAAGGGATCCTTGTAGGCAACGTATTGATCGTTAGTAATGGTCCTTTAAAGGACCTCTATCGGTACGATAAATTAATATACTGTGATATACATTTAAACGTTTCTGCGATTCGGATTGCTAATTTGTTAGCAAGGAGTAACGATAAGATATCTGCAGAAAAAATATATAATGCCGATCAAGAATATGGACGATTACTGAATAACAGTCAGATGCTACGTACACAACATCAAAAGGCTATAAGTACTGGCAGTTATGAACGTGCAGATATTCTATGGGCCAAGTACTGCGAGAGCAGAGATCGTACTTTATTTGCTAAATCTCAAGTAGAAACTTTGGCTGCAACTTGAATAAATACATTACCATTCTGGAACACTGTTATGAGAACAAAAGACCTTTTTAAAAACAATAGATCCTCGCAAAAAATAAACGAATCTATTGAAAAAGTTTTCGGTAAAAAACTTAACCTTGAGAACTTTAGTTTAGATCAATTAGAAGATGCACGTAACAAACTACGTACACAATTGCATCATCAGAGATCGACTGCTGGGTTTAACGAAAACATCGAAAATGATGCTTACACTAAAGCACAGTGGATGTTAGACGCTATCAATTCCGAAATTGCACAGCGTGAAGAATTTATTGTTGACGACATTCAAGAGTCTGATGAAGAGCTTGAAGAAAAAGCACCTCCGGGCGCCAAAGCAGAAAGAATGGTAAAGCATATCAAGAAAGGATATGCAGATGATGGTAAAATAACAGATAAAGAAAAATCTATTGCTTATGCAACAGCATGGAAACAACATAACAAAGAAAAGAATGAGTCAACAGATCTAGGAGAAGATATGACTAAGTTAACAGAAGGTGAAATCCAGCAAGCGTCTGCGATTGTCACAGCAAAAACAATGGTAGACAGAGTAGGTCGTTGGATTGAAGAACTTTCTGGTATGGAGAATGATACTCTTCTACAGTTAGGTGATTCTATTCGTGACGAAATGGGGCAGGAGCAAGCTAAACAGTTTATTTCTGTTTGTGCACCTGCTATACAACAAGCGTTAGAAGCCTTGAAAGCTACTCGCGAAACATTAGCAAGTGGTGTTCGTACACTAACAGGTGAAGAACAAGCTGCTGGAATGTTAGGTGCAAATCCAGAAGAGCCTGGCATGGATGCTGCTCCTGATGCAATGAATCCTGAACCAAGCATGGGCGACGAGCTTGCATTAGAACCAGAAGCTGATGAGTTTGCTGCTAGCGATGCTGCCGCTGGTGGAATTGAAACTGCTGGTAGAGCTAAACGTGAAAGTATCGACTACGGTAATCGTTTACTAAAGGTATTAGCAGGATGAGATTATCCTCGTTTGCCAATCGCGACGTGAAACTAGGTGAGTTAGTGCCTCCAGCAGGCACTGCTCCTACTGGTACAGCACCTGCACCAACTGCTGGCGCAACAACCTTAGCACCTAATCAGCAAGTCGCCCAAGACCCACAGGCACAACAGAAGATGGCTGCACAGCAAGCACTTGATCGTCAAAATCGCAAAAAACAGATTCAAGATCAAATCAAGCAAACTCAACAACAACTACAAGACTTACAAAAACAACTGGCAGCAATCAAATGAGATTTTTTGAATTCGGTGGTGTGAACGCAGATATAGACAAGTTGATTATGGCTTTCCGTAATCTTGTTGGGCGTTCTTCAAGTCAAAAAGCACCTGCTAGACTAAACTGGAACGCCATTGCTCAGATGAGCCGAGCACATGGGTTCGAGTTTGCTGCCGATTACGAAACATTTAAATCAATGTATGATTCAACTCCTGCACTACAAGGTTTGGTAAAAAACTTTAACAGTGACGGTGTTGAATTAAACGTACCGGGAGCACCGGATGACAAACATTCAGACGGAACTAAGGACAGCCAAGACGAAGTAGATAAGATCGCTGCTTCTGCTGCTCCAAAACAATTAGCCAAAACTGCGTAATCACTATTGACATCTGTGCATATTATTCTATAATATATACAGAATGACAACAAATATAACTCCTCCAATTTTCGTAGAACGTTTTCAATATAAAAATTGTAAACAAATCAACGACCCTGTTACACGCAAACGAGTATATCAAACACCCGATGGGGAAACACTCCCTAGTGTAACTACGATCCTAAGTGCTACCAAAGATATGACTCATTTGAATGAGTGGAAGAAACGTATTGGCGAAGATAAAGCAAGACAGATTACAACCGAAGCCGCAGGTGTAGGTACTGGACTTCATGCTAACCTAGAACGCTTTTTAATTGGGGAACAACGCCAGCCTGGTAATAATCCTGTGCATATAAAAGCTAATGCAATGGCTAACGTTATTATTGAGAATGGGTTAAAATATGTTGATGAAGTTTGGGCCATGGAACAGAGTCTATATTTCCCGGGACTATATAGCGGAACCACAGACCTAGTCTGTGTCTACAAAGGAGACCCGTGCATCGCCGATTATAAACAAACTAACAAGCCTAAGAAAGCAGAGTGGGTTGAAGATTACTACCTTCAGCTAATGGCCTATACATTAGCACATAACGAAGTATATGGTACAGACATGCGCGGAGGACATATTTTTATGGTTAGCCGCGGCAATGACGGGATGAAGCCTGGCGGAGAGATCTATCAACAGTTTGATCTGTTACCGCAGGACTTTAACAAATACCAAGACATGTGGTTAAACAAGGTAGAAGAATACTACAAGTTATTTAAGTAGCTTCTTTTTGTTTGCTTTTCTTGTTGCAAGCATCTTTGCAATGGATTCGGGATTGCGCATGGGATTATTAGAGCCACTGAATCCAGTTCCGGACTTTCCTTTGTTCCATGGAATATTACCTTTAAGAGTTTCGCTTATCTTTGCTCTTTGTTCTAAGCTAGGTGAAACTCCTTTCCTATAACTCATATCTTGTTTTGCCCTAGCTTCTCTAATTTTTTGTTTGGTTTCTTTAGACATAGGCTTTCCTTTGTTCCATGAAGATTTAAGACCAGTCTTACCTTTATTCCACGGTATAGATAATTGTTTGATTATGCTTAATTCTTCTTTTAATTTTTGATACAACTTAGCATTAACTAGTTTGCTTGAATGCCTACTTTGTCCTGGTTGTTTTGCCTTTAATCCGTGAAACGCATATATCATTTTATGGCGGGTCTTTCCATCGACCATTTTAGTTAACAGTAAATGGCAAACAAAATGTTCTTTAGCTGTCAACTTAACTAGGTTTGTCTTAGAATTATCGCCTCCGCAAGATTTGGGTATAATATGATGTTTTTCAGTGTATCCGGTAGTAATGCGGGTGTTAGCACGGTTTACAATCTTGTAATACCATTGGGTATATTTGTTGTTTATAAATATCATTGCTGATGCTCCCAAAAGCGTTAGAGTAGTTGGATACGTCAATATCGCGAACTACATTTATTTATATCACTATAACAGTTAGATGGTAAACGCATTTGGGTGGATAAATATACAGTAGAGTAAATTCAGGAGAACTATAGTGGCTGTAATTCAAATAAGTAAGATTCAGGTTAGACGCGGCAGGAAAAATTCCGACATAGGCGTACCTCAACTGAGTTCAGCTGAATTTGCTTGGGCTGTTGATACGCAGGAATTATTCATTGGTAACGGAAGTATCACAGAGGGTGCTCCATACGTAGGTAACACTAAGGTTCTTACCGAGCACGATAACATTTTAGAACTAGTAAGTGGCTATACCTACGGGTTAGGTAACACTACTATTACTCAATCTGTATCCCGTAGTTTACAGAGTAAGATTGACGAAATAGAAGTCAGTGTAGTAGATTTTGGTGCAGATCCGTCTGGGGAAAGCGACAGTCGCGAAGCGTTTGAAAATGCTTGCTTAGAATTGTTTAAGAATGTTGATCCTAGATTTAAAAGAGTATTAAAAGTTCCAAATGGTAACTATGTCTTTGCTGATGATTTGCACATTCCTTCTGGTGCTTTTATTCGCGGTGACAACCCTGCACAAACGTTCCTGTCTATTGGTGATAACAGCATTTACTATGTTTCTGAAAATGGCACTGAAAAAGGGCTGTTCAGCAGCAGTGATCGTCCGCATGATATCGTAATTGAAAACATCACAGTTGTTCACGAAAGTGGTCAAGTTGACATTACAGGCGCTGCTGATTGTACATTCACAAATGTTCGTTGGAAATCTAATTACGAGTTGAGCAATGCTTCTGTGTTTGTTCCAGAGAATGCACACGCTATCTATACTATTCCTAATATAATTTCTGGCGGAAACGTCACGGTTAGTGGATCTGGAGTTAGTGCTCCGATTGTAACACTCTATTCGTCGACTTTTAGTGAAACCTTAAATACTGCGGTCATTTCGTTAAATGCTGATTCGGTTTTTTCTTTAAATTTTGTTGCCAGCTTAGAAGCAAACGGCATTAAAATTAATTCTTTATCTAATACTGCTACCGCTACCGATGTTGCATCTGAATTTACAGTGTCTAGCTTGTCTTCCAATGAAGGAATAGATACAATCATTACTCCTGTCCTAGCAGAATATGACGATGGATCAGGCTCTGTTTCAGGGTCAGTACATTGGGGTAACGATGAGTTCGGTACTCGTGTCAACAACATAACATTTGACCGTTGTCATTTTACTT